GTTAAACTTCCTGTAAAACGTGAAATCATATCATCTAAATCTCTATCACCAGATACGTTTCCTGTAAATGTATTATTCACTACAATATTTCTAGCTTGCATATTTCCTAACACTGGTTTTAAAAATGCGTTATCCTTTTTAGTATTTTCCGCTGTTTGTGCTGTGCTATCAGCAATATCACTTAATAAATCACTAGGAAGACCGCCAGTTATACTATTGAACTCTTTTGTTATACCATCCATCCAATCGTAACTAGATTTATACCATTTTTCGGGGTCAATAAAATTTACAGCATTTTTCCATTTAATATATGGAATAGGATTCATATTTTTGCGCGTATCATCTGTAATTTGTTGCATTTCATAAGTAACAACGTTTTTTGCTTCAATTAATTTCGATGATGTATTAGTATGAAATAATTGATCTTTTGCTTTTATTAATGGCTCTAAAGCTGTTAATATATTTCGAACTAATCCCAAAAAACCTAATTTTATACTGCCAATTATTGTGGTAAAAACATTAGCTATTATATTACCTATTAATATCATTCTATCTAACAGAAGTCCTGGAAGATTATAAAACCAATTAATTAAAAAGGCAAAATAATTAAGGAAATAAGCAGCCCCCATTGCTATTGATCCAATTATTTGAGCGGTAGCATTTTTTGCTATACCATGTAATTTATTATATTTAGTAATAGCTAAACCAATACCACCAATTAACAATCCAATACCAAAAACAAACCAACCACCTACTGTGGATAAAAGAGATGCAATTGAAGTGATAGCGCTCTTTATTTTAGAACCAGTAAATGCAACTATTAAACCATTTAATAATGGACCTATTACGTCCCAATGTTTTGTTATAAATTTCGCCATATCTGACATTTCTTTACTTATCTTAGCAATAATACCAAATAAACTTTCAAACTTTGGCACCATTTTATTTATTAAGTCTGGCAGTGTAGCAATATCAGAAAACATAGGCTTAAATGCTCTAATAGCTGCATTACTTATCCTATTCCACACATCAGTAAAAGTAAGAGGCATTTGTGCAAATTTTGAATTAATATCTTTTGATGCACTAAACATTGCAGCCTTAATGATTTTAGCGGTGATAATTCCTTGAGATGATAATTCTTTTAACTTACCAATAGGGATTTTCATATATTTAGCAATAGCTTGTCCTAACAATGGAGCATTTTCTGATATAGACCTAAATTCATCACCTTGCAAACGACCAGCACCCATGGATTGTATTAACTGTGTAATTGCTGCTCTTTGTTCTTGTGCGTTTGCACCACCAATTCTAAAGGTCTTTTGAACTAAGTTAGAAAACTGCACAATTTCTTTAGTATTGCCGAAAGCGTTCCTTGCATTAATACCTAGCTTACCAACATCAGCAACCATGTCTAAATATTTACCTCTAGCATTATCAGCAGACTGCATAACCATTGTATCTAATGCCTTTTGTTCTTCTTTAGTTTTAGCCAACAATCCTAAACGAGCTTTAGCATTAATCAAATCGTCTGTGGTATTCATTAATACCTTACCGCCCTCCATTCCTAGATAAGCACCTACAACGCTTGTAATGCCACCAAATAGACCACCAAAACCTATTGACATACCTTTGTTAGTATTATTAATCTTATTGGCTACATTTGAATATCTATCAGTTGCACCATTTAACCTATTAAAATTATTAGCGGTGTTTGTTATAACACCGCTTAATTGATTGAAGTCATTTATTAATGTTTGGTTAGCGCTAGCTGTTCTATTAGCACCATTAACCATGGTATTGCTGGCAGTTCTTGAGCTCTGCGTTATCCTTTGAAATATTTTACTCATATTATCTCTTAGAATAATAGATGTTTCTATTGTTGCCATTTAATACCCCCTACTTATTTTCATTCATTTTTCGCTCTTCATATTCGTTTCTGTATTCAATAAAAGCAGTCATAACAATTTTATCGTCTCTATTTAACTTTAAAAAATCAGACGGCAACATGTGTATTTCATGAAAGCAATAATATGCTAAACTTATATCCATGTCACCATCTTTAATTAGTTTTTTATGTCAGCGCCTTTATCTGAACTATCATAGCCATTAATTTCTTGTGTTTTCATATTTAAATTTACTAATTCACCAGGCTTAAGCATTTTACCCAATAAATCACTTGCAGATTTAACTCCGTAGCTATCTTGTAGTTCAGCATCATTTAAATTTGGATATACTACACACACCGTTGTGGATTCTAAAATATATTTTTCCGTATCAAAATCTACATCAAACCTGCCTTTATTTGTAAATTGTCTTGTGCAAATTTTCTTAATGTCTTTTTCTTCGTCATAAGACAAAACTCTTAATATCCATTTTTCTGGCTCGCCTTTTTCATTTTTAAATCTATTAGATACCACATATTCAACATTTTCTATTTGTTCCGCGTTTTGTTTAAAAAAAGCATTCAAACTCATTTTTATAATCTCCTAATTAATTAAAAATAGAGGTGGAATATTCCACCTCTTAAATTATGCTTGTGTTCCGTTCATAACACTTAGTTTATTAAATTCTACAGGCATTTCCCAAGCCTCAAATGTAAACGGGCATTCTTCTTCAAGAACTTCATTACCTGCATTAAATTTTGCTATAATAGAACTATCTAAATTACAATTCTTTAAAACAGTTTGTTGTTGTCCAACAGAAGAAGTTTTATCTTCGTTTATAACTTGTATTTCAAAGTATAAATCTTCTTGCCCAGTTTGATATTGATTCATAACTTTTCTAAATACCGAAGTATTATAATAGAAAGTAGCTGTTCCTGTTCCTTTCCAACCGGTAGTTTTAACAGGAGTTACCACAGAACCTAATATTGGAACTTCTGTCTTATTCTTTTCCATTTTTGCCTCAAGAGATTTACATTGTGCAAATTGAAACCTTTCACCATTAATGGTTACATGGCAAGTAGCTTGTGCACCAGAAATGGCATCTCTTGCTCTCATAACTTGTTGTGCCATATTTTAAACTCCTTTATTCAACCACAACGGTCATATATAATTTTTCCATAGCATTAACAACAGTAATAGTATCTGTTACAATAACACTTTCTTTAGTTGCGCCTTGTGCAACTGTAATAGCTTTTGGATCAAAGTCTGTTATAGCTCTTAATGTTTCAAGTGCTTTATGATGTGTAACAATAGAACTCCATAAGCTAAGTCTTCCTATATCATCATTTTGGACTATACCAAGATATTGTTCGTTAAATATCTTAGCTATATCATTACCTATTTGGTCAATTACTCTTATAGTTTGGTTACTCTTGAATAATTCACCCTTAGTGTCAGACAATGTAAGTAGTGTATTAATATCCTTAAGCACTCTCACGTTTGTTCCTACACTGTGGAACATCAATTTACCAGCCAATATGCCAGCTACAAGTTGAGCTTGTGTATAAGCTGTATCTACTGTATATTCACCATCGTATATTTTATTTGTGCATGATTGATTAATTTCAACACTACATTCTAAACCAACAACCCATGGAATTAAGTCTGGGTTAGTATTGTTTTCCACACTGATAATACCCTCGTGGTCAGCTGTTTCATATTTATGCAATACGCATTGGAATTTAACGCCATGCTCATCTCTCATTCTCTTTGTGAAATTAGAGAATAAAGACTTAATGCCACTATCAGTTGTTATGCAACCAATAATATTAAAGTAGTATGGTTCAATAGCATTAAGGAACGATTGATACTGTGCAGATGTATAAGTTCCATTTGCACCACTAGTAAGCGGAGTGCCTGCTGTTAAAGCCAGTGTACTATCAGTTTTGAATATAACAAAATCATTAGTAACTAAACTAGCGCTTGTTAAAACAGTCTGCATGTCAACTTTATTGCCATCAACATATGTATAAACATCAAAATTATCTTCAATAGAACTATTTTCTATTTTAATTGTGATGTCATTACCGCGAGTTCCCTCATATTTTGCGGTTGCGAACGCATTGCTAGCCTTTACACCACTTGCATTTAACCTGTAAATATAAGCTGTTTTAGCATGTAAAAACAACTCTCTTAAAGGTTTCATTGCAGCGTGATTGTAATCATAACCAAATAATACAAAACTGTTAGTGTAGAACTCTTCAGCTGTTACTGTCATAATTGTGTTTTCTGCACACCAGTTAAGTTCAATCGGTAAAGCGCAATAACCTCTATCAGCAAAAATATTTGCTCTTGTTAAATTGACAAAGTTTATATATGCACCAGGCAATACTTTATTTTGAGAAGTAAAACTTCCACCACCTAAAGCCATATTATTTTATCTCCTTTTTGTAGAAGTTAGATAACTTCTGATTCGCCTCGTTTTTAGTGTAGTATTGATCACTTTCTAAAATACTCCGCAAGGCATCAACATTATCAGGGAACATCTTACATAAAGTATCAACACTGTATTTTTTTTCTTCTATTTTTTCTTTAGTTTCCAATAGTTACATCCTCCATAATTACAGTTAAATCTTCCATTTTTTCAACAAGTTCATCTTTGAATATATCAAATTCATATTTGACATTAAAAAACAATAACCCGTCTTTTATCTCATAGTCCATGTCTTTGCCTCTGTAACCCACAGTATCACCAGTTACAAAGATTTCATTTAAAACATTAAATAGCTTAACACCGATGACATTCATTGTGAATAGTGGTTTAGCATCATTTTTATTTGGTGTAAAGATAACAACATATTCAGTTTCAACCTTAAACCTTTTGTCTACAACTGGTGTTTCTTTACTTGTCTTGCAGCCAATAAAAAAAGCAGGAGTTATTAAATCCTGCTCTGTTAGCTCACTATACAATTTGTAGGTGCTTGCACCATTTGGGTTAAAT